ATCAAACCTTTTTTCAAATCACCTTCTAGTATTCCGGTTGCAAGACCTGAGCCAAGACCTGCACCTACAGGTCCACCAAACACACCACCTACAATACTTGCTGCAATAGGTATTGCGTCCCTCAAGCTAAATGCTTCAGGCAATCCTGTCTGTGGGTTTATTGTCATCTGACCCATTTGTGCTAACCCTGCAACTTCAGATGGAGCCATGTGTACTAATGTACTGTCTCCAAACCTTCCTTGTTGAGCTATGTTTTTTACTTGGTTTTGTATACTCATTATCTTTCCTCTAATGTTTCACAACCAAACGCATTGAAACTAAAGTCTCCGGTACTTGCGTATACTCTTATTTTATCAGCCTCATTAAGAGTTATGCCAATAACAATCGTATCGGAAGTATTTGCGTTCACCGATTTGTCATAAAATAAATACTGTGGATTAGCAGTTGTTGCTCCTGCTACTGCCACAGATATTCTATAAGTTCCTGTACTACCTCTGTTGCAAACAACTATAGAGCTTACAGTCGTTTGTGTTTGAGCAGGTACTGTATAAAAATCTGTTTCTGTAGTTGCACTAGGAGCTGACTGTCCTAATACTTTTAAACTATCAGACATTTCCTTTAGACCCCATTAATAAAAACTGATGTCTACGCATAGCTTTTGAAACTATTGCTGACTTCAATTCATCTATCAAACCTATGTCACTATGTATGTCTTGTATTATTTGCTCAATAGTTCTTCGAGTAATCAATTCGTTATCCATTACATATTCAGGTGTTGGTATAGGTAAAGGTATAGAAGTTTTATTAGCCATTATTTTTCTCCGTCAGCTCTTATATCTAATCTCAAGTCACCAAGTCTCCAACCAAAATCTCCTGATGTTGATTGTATTTTTAGTGCTGTTTGTCTAGACCTTCCTCTTGTACTTACAAAAGTAGTTGATGGAGTCACGCTAGATGTAGAAAGTGTACTTAAATTTTCTAAAGGATATTTTCTTCCTCTTAAAATAAAATCTACTGTGTCATTAGCACTTGTAGACTCAAGAAATTTTAAATCAGGTATGACTTTAGAAATAAACATTAACTGTTCTCCGGCAGGGTCTAAATCAAAGTCTGCAGTTTCTACATATGATGTAAAGCCAGAGCCATCTGCTAAATTGCCATCTTCTTGATTGTATAAATAATTAAGATTTGTATTGTCTAACTTACCTGCAGCTAAAGGAAAATCTAGTGTGGGAGCTTGTGACCACGCTGTTCTTGTATAACCATCTGTTGTTGTACCAACTGCCCAAGCATTTTCTAAATAATTATAAGAAACATATCTATCTATTTCGTTGCTACCTGAAGAAGGATAAAACCAAATTATTTCATTGTAAGCAGAATTGTTTGCTGCAAAAACTTTATATTTTTGTGACTGATTAAAGTCACTAAATACATAATCTAAAACTGTACATGGCAATTTTCCTACACTACCTTCAGCTTTATAAAAGGCACCATCGTCCATAAAATATACTGCAGTTCCTATAGCTATACCTGCATTAGGTCCAATCATTCCTAAACCTGTTGCAACTTCATTAAAAGAAAAATAAAACGGAGACCCAACAAATCTCATAGAAACTACACTTGTATCTGTAAACACCAAAGTTTCTTGCCTAGTTGGTATAGCTCCAATAATTTGACTTCCTGAAGATAACTTCACTCCACCAGCACTATTGGTTGCTTTGGGTGTCCAATCTAAAAAAGACTCTGAGTCTGACCATCTTACAAATAAGGGGTCTACTACAGCAGAGCCTATAGGATTAGCTCCAAAAGCTACACAATGCCTATCAACATCAGAAATCATTACTTGAAGTATTGAAGTTGGAATATCACTAGCACCTCCTAAAGAACTAGCAAGAACTGCACGAGATGTGACTCCATTGCTTTCGTCCCAAAAATAAAGAGGACCACCTCTAGGTGCTGCTAAAGTATCTTCTCCAAAATTATCTATTGTCCAAATACGCAATTGACTATTTAATGCAATTGGATTTGTACTACCAAAACCACCTGCACCCCATGCACCTGACCCCCAACCTGACCCTGCAACAAAAACATCTAAGCCACCGGTTATTTGATATGTACCAACAGTATTGCTTCCACCTGATTGACCTACATCATTTGCATTAGCTGTTGCAGTAGCTGTAATCGTATATGTACTTGCAGTTGGTGTTGTTTGTATTTGATATTCTTTATTTAAAACTGCTGCTGTTATATTACCACCTAAACTTTGTGCTCCACTAAAAGTGACAAAGTCTCCCGGATTAGCTCCATGGTTTGCATCAGTCACAGTAAGAGTGCTTGAGTTTTCTGTTGCTGCAAATGTGACATCTCCTGCAGCAGTTGTTTGACGTATAGGAGTAATGTCATTGTAAGCATTACCTTCTTTTACATACAGCTTTTGATGTGTTCCAAGAATTGTGTAATTAGTTAAACCGGTATCACTATAGTTGTGTATTTTTCTACAAGTACCAACAAAACTATTTGTACTATTTTTTGTCCAACCATTTATTTTTTCAGGCACACCTTTTCTAAATCTTATTTTGTCTGAGTCAACATAGCCACCATCTGCAGCATAGGCTGTAGACTCTTTATTTATTCCGGGTTTAAACTGAAACTTTACTAATGCCATTTACACCTCATGCCATTGCTCTCCTTGAAATAAAAGAGCTTCTGCTTCACGCCTTCTTACTAATCCATTGAGTACCTCTCCTCCTGCTTTATTCCATCTTTTCATTTGATACGGAACTTCTTCATACATACCTTTATTTAAAACTTTTAACATTGTAGAACTAGCTAAGTTTGTTGGTCCTAAGTTATATGTCCAACACACTAGTGCATCAAACTGACATTGCTCTAATTCTACATTTACTAAATCTTCTACATAGCTTTCAAACTCTTCTAGTTCTATTTCTAAAAAAGCTTCTGCTTCTTCTTTGGATATTTCCATACCTTCAAAAACATCTTTGGTATGACCCCAACCTATTGTCCATATACCAACACTATCTTGATAGGCTGTAAGTTCTAAGCCTTCAAACTTTTTAATAAGAGCAATGCCCTCTTTAGATATCTTCATTTTCTTATTCCTCGTTGGTAGTGACTTTTCTATAGTAGACCACCACTTCTTTAAGTTCATTTATATACCTCTTTAGTTCTTGCATATTGTAAGCCATCAACTCGTAGTCAGGAATTGACATAGCTACAAAGACTATTCGTCCTTCTTCTTTTTTTACTCTTTCTAAAAATTCGTCAACATTGAGCTCAGAAACAACAAACCAATATGGCTCATTAAGATTTATCTCTCTCGGCATAACCGGTTGAGCTATTGTTCTTTCTATAGGTTTGCTTAGTATGTCAACTTGTTTAGGGATTAGACTGCAACTGTAAGCCGTCATCAAGACTATCAATAATACGGCTGTCTTGTTCAATGCCATCAAATACTTCTTTTGTTCCATTGTTCACCCTCTTTTCTATTAATCCCGGTTTAGCTGCTGCTAATTTACTAAGATTATGTCGTTTGAAAATATCAAGATACCTATTCATTTCTTTTTGAATTTCTTGATTTCTTGATTGTAGTTCTACCAATCCTCTTGTTTGCATTTCAAAATCTTGTTGCATACTTTCAATAGCTTCTTTTTGTTCTTGGTCTCGCAACTCATACGCTCTATTTAAAGATTGCAAAGAAGAATTTTGCCAATACAAAAATCCACATATAGAAATTAAAACTGCTATTACGCCTAATAAAATTTTACTCATTGACTTTGCCTAATTACTATTACAGAAGAGCCACCACCATTTACTTTGACTTGATTAGTGACACCATCTTGTTCTAAAACTACTAAGTAGCTTTCTCCACTATCTATTTGTATAGAAGTAGATGATGCTACTGACCTTGTTAATTTAACTTCTTGCCCAGAAACTATTGTAGTAATTTGTGTTTTCTGGTCTTGTCCTATTGTAGTCCCCTCTATATTTACTGCTGATATTGTTTGAGTTAATTCTTTTTCATTATCTAAAACATCTAGCTCAGTAATTATATCTAATAAATCCTCTAAAAAATTTACATTCAAAGCGTCATAGTCTAATTCTGTAAACTCAAGTTCATCTTTATCTAACGAGTCATCAGCTAAATAATCTACATCTAATTCATCAAAATCTAATAAGTTATCTTCTTGTTTGCTTTCAGTATTTTCGTCTATATCTTTTTCTTCTTCAGGTGGAGCAATCAACAACATATTGTTTATAAAATCTAAAGATAAATCTAAGATAACCGGATTACTTGGTGGAGCTTCAAATACTCTGGTTGTTGTTGCTTGATAAGGTTTGTTAAGTATTACTGTACCCATTGCTGTTGTCACAGATATTTCACCTGATGGGTTGCCATCTTTATCAGGCAATAATATAAATAAACTCTTACCTGTATCCGGCTCTACTGTTATTGTAAAGTCTGTACCTCTGATACCTACAACTGCACTATTTGTTGTTAGCTTTATATTTTTTTTAGATATTTTATTTGTAAGGCTTGAAGTAAATCTTGCTGTGCCTTTTACAAAATTCAAAGCTAATCTAGAATTATCTGGGTTTGGGTCGAATACAAATTCATCTATAACCACCATTGAGTGTTCAGTAATCCGAATACTCGTGTCGTCTATAAATCTTATACCCATACGACCTGCTTCTGTTTGTGCTTTGTCGTAAGACTGTATACCAAAGTCTGTAATTACATCATAACCTTTGTCACGTTCTATTCTGGCATATCCTGATACTTGTTCTACAGTTCCTATATCAACAGCCTGTGCTTGTGCCTTGGTCGTTTTGATTGACACAGAAAGTACCATTAGAGCCGTTAGAAGTAATCTTGAGCCAATCATTATCTAGTGTGCTTTGTTGTGTGACATTTATTGTTCTTGACCCTCCTGTATGAGTCAAATGGAAATATGCTCCCTGATAGCCGTCACCATCAAATGTCACAGTATTATCAGACCCATCTATATTCATATAGTTTGTAGCTAAGTCTTGGTCAATAGCAGATGTAATTGAATTGTTAGAGCCATTTATTGTCCAATCTAAATCTAATGTAGAAGCCTGTGCATTAGTTGCTTGACTAAAAGTAAAAGCATTTGATGACCCTGATACTTGTATATTTACATTAGAACTGTCTGCACCATAAGTATTGTTAGGGTCTGTCTGTATAGCAAATGTATTAGAGTCTCCGGTAAATTCAAAAAAACCTGTATAACTATCAGCGTATATATCGCCTTTAAATATATTTGAATTACCAAGTTGGTTTACATCAAGTGTCATTGTTGCACCATCTAAATCTAATGGTGTCATAGTGCCCGATACAGCAGTAGCTCCACCGATTAAGTTTCCAGACCCAAGCTGCTCAATATCTATATTTGCCGTAGCTCCTGCTTGGTCTATAGATATTTCATTGTCTGTAGCAAAAATATTTATACTTATAAAAATAATTACTGGTAAATACTTTCTCATTCTTTATAGCTCCAATATTGTTTTTGAATTCCTTTTTTAATTGTAGCAAGGATAGCCTCTTCAATAGCTGCCTGAACTGCTATCGTCACGCTTTCATTTTCTACATCACCATTCTCTATTTCAATCAATTCGGTTTTATTTTCTATAAATCTAAAAGCGTCTTGATTAGTACCAACACTTAATATTGTTTTAGATACTGTGACTTCTATAAGAACTCTGCCGGTTAAAACAGATACAGTTCTCAAAGATAATGTGACAGTATCTTGTCTATATTGTTTTGATAAACCTATGCCTAAAAGTCTAGCTCCACGACCTCCACTTCTTGTATTGGTTTCATAGCCGACTATAGCTCCTTCCATAATTAAACCTGCAAAAACTAATGGTTTTAATTTTTGTGGGTCATCAAATGTTTCTCTGGTACTCCTTATTAGTTGTCTTTCTTTAGTAAGATTATCTAAACCTATTCTTTCTACAACTTCAAAAAACTCTCCGTTAGATACAGCTTTCAATGTCTTAATTAAAAGCACATATGGTGCTTGTGTGACTGCTGTACTAAACGTAGCAAAATTACTATTACTTCTTCTCTGCCCTGTTTGGTCTGTAAAAGATGTTGGGTATATAGCTACTATAGGCTTTTTTACTGCCGGTAAAATAGTTTCTATTTCTTTATTAATAACTCCAACTCTTTCAGCATACTTTGAAATCTTTTGATTTTGTAAAGCATCATCATAAAAGACAGTACAGCTAGAAAGTAAAACTATTAAGAGGAAAAGTAATAACTGTTTGTTTATTAGCTTCATTGGTGACAGTCAAAGTTATATTGGTTTCATCAACCTTATAGTCAATAGTGTTCCCCTCAAGTTCTATTGTGCCGTTATCTTGTGCTTCTTCTCCAAACAACTTATCAACTAATTGTTGAGATAATTTTGCATAAACCCTTGTTTCAAAGTTTCTTATAAATCTTGCAGTTGTAGTATTTTGTTCATCTCTTTTTGCTTGTTCTACCAAAGCTTCTACTTCTTCTTGCAATGTTTTGTATCTAGTGTGTTCTTGATTTTCTATTGTTAGATAATGTTGAGATGTATTTACACCTGAAAAACTTGGAGACTTAAATTTAAAATTCATTTCATCTGCTAATGCTAAATTTACACAAAATGCTATGACTATAAACAAACCAACATACATACAAATAATTAAAGCCAAGTCTTTTTGCTCTGCTTTTTTTCTTGCAGCTACTTCTGCTTTAGAAGGTCTACCTCTTTTTCTTTTAATCTTTTCTTTGGTCATCTCTATCTGCCTTTGCTATTTTATCTTTCTGTACTAATTGTGGCACACCTAACATTGTTTTTAATAGTGTATCTTGTCTTATTATCTCATTGTCTACACTCCTTACTCTATCTATAAGTGATACCAAAATGCTTTGTTGAGAGTCTAGCTTCTGTTGCAATCTACCTTCCATAGCTTTTAGTTGTTCATTTACTTTATCATCAACTACATCAATCTTAGACTCCATGCCGTCTATAATTCTGTTTATCAACTTCCAAACAAATATACCAAGACCTAAAGCTGCAGCTACAGGAAATCCTAACTCAGTTATTAGTCTTACTATATCGTCCATTATTCAACAGGCTCAAACAAACCAAGCTCGATTAGTTTAGTTCTATTAGATTGATGTACAGCTTCTATTGCAGTTTTGTTTTGTCCAAAGTATTTTGCTGCCATATAATTTTCTACCATAGCATTATTTATATCTACGCCATCACAAACTATTGTCCCTAAAACTCTACCAAACTTTCCTCTTGAGTCTCTAAGTTCTGTACGTATAATTACAGTATCTGCTTTTTCTATAGCATCACTCAAAAATTTAGCAGCTAGTTTGCCTCTAGCTTTTTCATCTTTGTTTCTTGTTCTAGACTCAGGAGTATCTATACCAAAAAGTCTTACCCTACTTTTGTATAAAACAGAAAATCCTAAATCAAGAGTAGCGTCTACAGTATCTCCATCTACTACTCTATCTATTGTGCATTTATATTCGTACATTATATTTTCTCTTGTTTCTTAAATATCTAAGATAAGCTTTCATATTTCTTTCAGCTCTTCTTTTCAAATAAAATTTTAATCCTAACAAACCTAGCAGGAATAAAATGTTTAAGACTATTACAAAAACTAACTCGCTATTCAATGCAAGACTTTGTTTTCGTCTGCCTCCCACATTGACTCTAATAATACCGAAACCAAACTGTCTAGTTCCCCGACTACTTCTACACCTAAATCTGCAGCAGAGTCCTCTGCTATCTGCAAAGTCTCAGCTACTATAGTAGGTCCTGAGTATCTTTTTTCATCATGTATAAATTCTGTAATAAATAATTTCATGCTATGTCCAATGTATATAATTAGTTTGTGGATTGCTGTAATAAATCTGTTGTTGAAAAGAAGGAGCATTGTACCGATATGAAGTTTGTCCTGATGTAGTAGGGTGGGTTGGTTGATTTGCTTGTGGCACGACAGTCCCTGACCACCAAGTATTATAAGTACAACTTGCTCTAGGTATAGTTAAGTTTCCTGTTGTTGTAGCTGTATGTCTCATGGTATTCCAATTTGAATTAGAATATCTGCCATTAAAATATATAGTCAATCTTGCAGGATAAGTCACACCTCCAAATGTAGACCTTGGATAAGCTATACAAGCACCCAATTGAGCATTTGAAAATCCTGTATATACATTAGGAGTACAACTAGCTCTACTAAAAAAAGTGTCAGGTCCCGGAGCTATAGCCGGATACTGAGGGTCAAGATATGGTGTCGGAGCTGCAGGTTGATTTATAGTATTGTAAACTATATTTGGATTTGCATAACCTACATCTGTTGAATAAGGACTTGGAGACGATACATATGGACAGTTCATTGACATTGTAGTTGGACCTGACGCTGCTATGGTAGGTGGTATTACAGGTGCAGCAGAAGCTCCATACCATTCAGTAAAAGCCATTTGCACACTAGCTGATTTAGTTATCAAAGCACGTATTGGTGCAGAGTTTATATTTGATTGTGTGCCTGAGGTACCACTTGCCTCAACGTGCATTTCGTTTAAAGTTATCTGTCCGGAACTAGGTAATGCCATTATTCTGAAGTGACTCCTTCAGCAGCTTCATCTGCTAATATACGTTTTACATACTCAATAACAGCTCGATTTTCTTTAACCTCTGCAGCTAACTCATTGACTGCTGCTATCAATACAGCAGTTAGCTTTTCATACTTTACTGCCATATATCCATCTGAACGAGTAGTAGTAAGCTCAGGAAATTGTCTGGCTACTTCTTGTGCAATGACACCTATATCACTTCCTTCATATGCTTCTTGTTTATCATTCCAATCAAAAGTCACTCCTCTAATACGACTTAATTTTTCTAATGGACTTTCAAGTTCTTTTATATTTTCTTTTAACTTTTCATCTGATGAATAGAAAGCAACAACATCATTATCAAATCTTCCTATTCCGGTAGAAGTGAACTCAACTACTGACACATCTGAGGCATTTCTAATTATAGTGCTAGTTGCTGATTTTATAAGAGTAGAGCCATTGTTTCCAAAATAAAATCTATTTACTCCATCAGTAGAGCTAAACCATGTATTAGTAGCATTGCCTAGTTTTGTATTTAATTGTGTTTGTATTGCTGACGTGACTCCATTTACATAACCTATCTCTGTAGACGTTGTAGTTGCCGGTGTGACATCTCCACTACCATCTGAAACCAAAGCTCTATTTATTGTTAGGTTTGCCATCTTGCTAAAAGCAATAGCAGCATTAGCATCTACACTAGCATTAACAACTGCATCTGAAGCTAATTGGTCTGCACCTACTGCATCGTCTGCAATCATAGCTTGTTCAACTGCATCGTTAGCTATGGTTAGTGCACCATTACCTGCCATAGTAGCGTCTCCACTCATAGCAACAGGATTGAAGTTAGTGCCATCTGCAACTAATACATGACCACTAGTATTAGTACCCATTTTTAAATCATCACCTTCTATGGTTAGGTCACCACTCAAAGCTAAATTATTTAAGCCATCATATACAGCAGCACCTGTACCTGCTCCATCTAAAAATAGTAATTTGCAACTGCCATTAGGAACAGTCACAGAAGCTCCAGAGCCTTGTTTTACAACTATAGATTGACCACCGGTTGTTGAGTTTTCAACAAATAAAACTTTAGATACAGTTCTGGGCAAGACCTCTAAATCTCTAGACGCAGTAAGTCCACCATTAACTGTAGATGTCACTTTAATATACATTCCTCTGTATTTATCAGTAGCTCCATTTGCTATGGTCACTTGTTTGTTTGCATCTGTTGTAAATGTTGCGTCTGTTTGATATGAAAAAGCTTCTGCTATCAAACGTAAATTTAAATTTGTAGTGTCACCCCATGTACCACTTTGGTCACCGGTTGCCATTTCATTTAAACGCAAATCGTTATCATATGTACTTGCCATATTGTTCCTCTTTTAAAAAATTATGCTACGTCAGTCCAATCAGGATTTTGAGTTGTATTAACTTCAGAATATCCTGCAGACTGATTATCATTGACGGGTGTATAGTTTGGTGTTTGGTCATCATTAACCAGACCCCAAATATTTATAGTACCTGTTCTAATAATTGTATTTACTCCCGAAACATCAACTTTACATTCCGGAATAACTACTACTGTACCTACAGAAATAGAACTGCTTAAACCTGTTATAGGTAATACATTAACAGTTTGTAAACTTATAGAGCCTAGTGCAGTTGTAGCTGTTGCATCTCCAACTTCTGCTGCTAAAACATTACAGTCTCCAATAATTGTTTCTTCTCCAAGAGCTAAAGTTTTTCCTGATGAAGATACACCTTGCACAGAGCCACCAAATACTACAGCATTTCCAACAGCAGAAAGTCCAACTACACCTGTAATATTAACAACAGCACCTGCTGTATTTTGTATTGCTCCTAAAGCTGAAACACCTTGAACACCAACAATAAACTCATGTAGTCTTGCATCTCCTCTTATTGTGACTGTTCCCAATAAAACATCTGCAAAAATTAAACCACTTAATACAGGTACATTTACTGTAATAACAGGTGTGACAGAATTAATAGAGCCGGTTAGTTCAAAGCCTACCGGTACAAAAGAAGCGTTTCCTGTAATGCTGCCCAAACCTGCAAAAGGTGATTGAGCAAAAGCTGTTATTCCAAACATATTTTATTATCTCCATGGTGTACCTTCTATCCAAGTCACCAATGAATGTCTTATTCCTGAAGTGACAGGTGTCACACGATGTTGTAAAAAAGAAGGAAATATAACTACAGTACCTTGTTGTCTCATTAAATGTTTAGGTAAATTTAGTTCTCTTTCAAAAATTTCTAAATCTCCTCCGTCATAATGGTCCTCATGCGAAAGTTGTATTGTGACACTTAACTTTCTATCGTAAGCCATACGTCTTTTTACAATTTCTAAAGGTGCAAAATCTGTATCCATATGCCATATGTAATGCTGTCCTTCTTGATATTCTGTATGTTGTATCTCATTACAACCACCAGAAATGTCTACACAGTAATTTGACCTATTACAGCTTAAAACATAAGGCATTATTAAATTTATTGCTTTATCCCAAAGCTGTGGAACTTGTGGATTGACCCAACGTATAGTTGAATTTCTTGTGTTAGTTTCTTTTATACCTTCTGTTCCTGACCCTATTTGTCCATCTTCAGGTGGAACTTTATTCATTATTTCTTCATTTAATTCGTCACACAAATCACGAGGCAAACCTTCCTCTCCATGAAACATTCCTACTTTCCCAAACATATTTAACCCCGTTTATTTTGGCTGTCCTATAAATTCTCTTCCGTCTAATTTATATTCTGAGCCTTTTTTACAATAATGTATAAAGCACATATTAACATATCCTTTATCTAATTTTTCTCTCCAATGTTCAAGCTCTGTGCCTGAATAAACTATAGCGTCACCTGCACTCATAGTTATGCTATGTGTATTATCTGACTTATCTTTTATAAATATTTCCCACTTTTCTCCACCCAGACAAATAGTAGCAGAAACTTGAAGTGCAGGTCTGTCTTTATGTTTTCTTAAACTACTTCCTTCAGTATATTTTCTACAAAAAGAATTTGTATAATCTAACTCTTGTTGTGAAATCTTTTCTATAAAATCTTTTTTCTTTTTTAATAAAGCCTCTCCAACACTATAGGCATAGCTATGCAAATCTTTACTAACAAATCCCATTCTTTTATCTATTTTTCCAAACCTTCCATAAAGAGGAGCAGGTATGTTGGGTTTTGTTAAGCTAATTGGTATTGTATTTTCAAAATATTTTTCTATATATTCTGCTTTAGCATAATGTATTTCAAAACTTTCATTTGCTAATTCTACAACTTCTTCAGATAAAAAATTCTTAACTAAAACAAATCCTTGCTCTTGAAATCTGTTTTGTAAAAAATAAATTTTTTCTTTTTCTATAGTATCGAAAAACTTATTATCAGCTTTTTCTACTGCTTTTAAAAAATTACGCTCCATCTATTCTATATCTTATATAACCTTTTACTTGTTTTACTTCTAGCGTTTCACAGTCATAAACTATTCCATAACACCATATATCATCTTTTAGTTTTTCATCAGGTATAGGAAAAGTATGTCCATATTTTTCACACCAAGGACGAAATATTTCTTCAGTTGCAAATAAAAATACATCTCTTTCTTGAGACTTACTGCCATCTTCATGGTAAATATCAGCAAAAAAATACCAATAAGGGTTTATATCTTCAGGCAAACCTTCAGGTTTAAGAATGTGTTCAGTTTGTTTTATCCCATAATAAACAACCTTTAACATACGTTCTTTGGTTTCTAAATCGTATTTTAGTCCATACCAAGGACACCATGTATGAGTGCTAGGGTCTATACCATAACTTTGTAAAAGATAAGGACTAGGCTCTCTTTGTACATGATACA